CTAATAAGGCATATACACCGATTGAACAACCAAATCTATATCTCTTCCTCTACTTATTCTATCTATCTGACCCGACAAGAGAAGACCCAACGATATAATTAAAGTTGTACCTATTATATAGTGTTGTAATTTCATGAGATAAAATAGTGAATGGTCGTCATTGCAACTCCCATAAATCCTAAGACTAAAATCTGAACGATAGTTGCCCAAGCAACTTGTCTCATAGGATGCATCTCTATTAGACGTTCTATGATTGAGTCGTTTGGGGCTAGGTTTACTATCTGTAATACCTTTTCTTTTGACACTTAATATCCTTTGTAAGACATAAACATCACTAAAAATGGTAAAGCGAACGGAAGAGTCAACAGCACTAGAAATTCGATACCGTCAACCATCTTTCTTTTAGTCGGACGACTTTGATGATTGACTTCTCTAGCTTTTCGCACCATGCTCTTCGCAACTAAAATTGCTGTGGTCATGGTTTTTCCTAAAATAAGTTTAATTTATATTATGTCATTCATCAGTCTGATGATTAACACGCATTTATTTAGACAAGATAAAAGTCTAATGAATTACTTTTTTTTCTTCGGGTGGTATACGGAAGAATTCTTCTTCTTCCATTGATTCGATTTCCATCAATTCTTCATCAGACATATTTTCCATAATGTCGCTAATGTTTTCTCGAAGGAATTCTTTTGGTGAGGGTATTCTATTAGTTAAGGGGATATTTCCATCCTCTACCATACTCAACCACTTTGCAGAAGCTTCGTCATAGAACGGAATGAACTGGTCATTCATAGAACTGGTGTGCATAATGCTTTCCAATCCAATAGTAAGGATAGGGTCTAGTGAGAGTGGTGCATAAGGAATGAATGTTGCAAGGGTGTTTGTTGTACTTACCTTTGTTAACTGACATATCATAGGTAGGGTAATCTCAACAGTGTCACTAGTGTATGACACCATTCCACAAAGTTCTTGTCCTGTTTTAAGTTTAATTACTTCGTATTTCATTTTAGTTCGAACTGCTTAATTTCATATGAAAAACCTTCCTCGTTGTATATATTTATACGGTCTTTACAGTGGTTAAGAGTATAATTCTTACCCCCTATGTCATCAGCAATATCGAACAGTCGCATACTGTCTTTATCTTTCCCCTTTCTAAGTCCTCTACCAATAGACTGTAGATTCCTTATTCTAGATTTAGATGGGGATGCAAAAATAATGTTATCAATCTTTTTGATGTTAACACCAGTTGAAAATGTTCCGTAGGATGCAAGTATTACATTGTCATTACTCTTCTCTACGATTTCTCTTACGTCCTCTCTGTCGGTCACATCAGTACCACCAAAGACGTAGTGTAGTTTGTCTCCTAGTCTCTTGAACATTTTACCATGCAATACTTCACCATGTTTCTCAACATACTGGAATAATACAAGTGTGTTTCCTTTTAGACTATAAACTAGATTACAAATAAATTCGTTCCTACTATCACAACTTACGAGGTAATCCATTTCCTCTTGGTAGGTCGGTAGTTTAATCTTCTTATGTTTTAGTATAAGAATGTCAATGTCTAGGTTCGCAATTGTTCCGTCTTCCATTAAGTCTGCAGTCGTAGTGACTTTCTTAACAGGGCCGAATAATCCTTCTAACTGTAATCTATGAACCTCTGTTCCATCCAGTGTACCAGTTGTTCCAAAACGTAATGCAGTGTTCTTCATTTTTTCAAGAATACCTTTCAATACGTTTGCTTTAAATAAATGTGCTTCATCTCCGACAACCATGTCGAATGACTCTAATGTTTTCTTAGGTGCTTTTGCAAATGACTGCCATGTTGTAATTGTAATGGGTGCATCGAATACTGGTTGACCATGGTAGATTTTACAGATAGGTTCTTTGTATCCATAGTCCACAAAATCTTTACTCATCTGTTCTACCAGTGAAGTTGTTGGGACGATGATTACAGTTTTCTTGTTGTAGTATCTTGCGAGTAGGTATATGATTAATGATTTACCACTTGCAGTTGGTGAGAGTAATAGTTGTCTCCCATATTGAATCGCAGTATTAAATGCATCTATCTGATATTCTCTAGGTTCAAAAGGAAGTTTTAAGTCTGCCAACCATGATTGACTACACTTCTCTCTTTGTTTAGTTCCAAGAATATCTTCGACACCCTCAAATTCATAACCCCTCTCCCTGCAGAACTCGTCAACATATGGAAGTAATCCAATATAGATTTTATGTGTTTTAATAGAGAATAGGTATACCTTACCGTCCCACATACGGTTGCGAAAACTCGGCATAAATTTTGCGTTGGGTACTTTAAAGGAAAAAAACTCAAACAGTTCTTTTGCAAGTCCATCATCACAATCGACCTTAAGAAATACTTCGTTTACCTTTGAGACTCTTACGGTATCAGACATAAGGTTTTCCAGTGAACCAACATACCAGTGATTTTCTTGTTCCTTTCAATACTGGTGTGACTTGATGATATAGGAACGATGGGAACACCACTACACTACCAATAGTCTTTGCAGAAAATGATAATGTCTGAATTGCATCTTGCATATTAACTTGTGGATTCGTCCCTGTCATTCTATCAAGCTGTCTATGGGGTTCTAACCACTGGAAGTGTCCACCCTCATAGTCGTCTTGGTCTGATAATTGAACTGTCATACTTAATTTTCTATGTAAACCATTTCCGTAGTAAATTGGCCCTGCATCAGTATGCCATGTATAAAAATCTCCCTGTCTATCAGGTTGTTCAGTATAAACAGTATATTGAGGATTCTCCATATACTCCCATGTATGATTCCAATTACATTGTTTATTTGCCATGTCGATTGCATCTGCAAGTTTATCTTCAAGATTTTTAGGCATCTGACCATTATTCATTTCAAACCATTTTACTGTAGAAGAACGAATCGACCAATCTTCCGTACCCTCATCTGTAGGATTAGGACGGTCTGCATCTTGATTATTGGGAGCTCCAATCTGCCCAGGCATTTCTTGAATCTTATCAGCTGCAGTATGCAGTTGTCTTATTTCTTCTCGTGTAAAAAATTCAGGTGCTTGCCATACATAGTTTTCTAATATCATATTAATTACCTGCCATGAACTTTCTCCAATCGATTGTGTTTCTAATCGTTTGGTGTCTCCATGTGATGTTTTGCATACACTCCTTAAGGAAGTCTACAGTTATTTTTAAATACTCTTGTTTTGCTTTCATTTCGGTTAGTTCTTCATCTGCATTAAAAAAGTAGTGTAAATCTGCTTTCAATACTTTTAAATCAAACGGCTCCCAACCCAACTCTTTTCGTGTGTCGTCATCCATCTTACCATTGTACCACAACCACTTATCTCTAAGTAGTGTATCGTATTTCATTTGGTATTGTTTTTGAACCATTAACTTACTGGACAATAAGTCTAGGTATTTTGCGTGAAGTTTTGGTACTTCTAAGGATGCGTTATCTAGTTCGATATCATCTATCTCACAATCAGTTTCCCACATCAATTTTATTTCATCTAAATTCATAATATACCTATATTTATCTATACAAAAAATATGTATTCATGGTCTATTATACCACGAAAATAGGGTTTTAACTAGTGGTTTTGATATCGTAGAAGTTGAATCTAAATTGAACGTCACAAGTGACTGGTGCAGTCTCTGAACCTGATTGTAGTTCTAAAGAACCCAGTGAAATGGGGAAACAATCATAAAATCTAAAGTATTTATTAGGTATGTTTTTGTTGGTATTGGTCACAAGTGTAATCTGAGAGGTCAAATTGGTGTCTTCACCGTCATGAGACGATACACCTAGTGTACTCATTGTACTCCCTGCAAGTGATTGATAATCCGAAGGATTTGCAATTGGGACGATTTGAGTCATCCAATCATACATTTCTTGGTAGTTTTTAAGGTCTTCATCGACTAGGAACGACACATTAAGTGTATCAAACGATACCTTATCACCATGGAAGTATGCATCCACCCCTACACCGACTGGTAAAACAGTCTCCTCAAAGGTCACGCCTGGAATTGTGACAGTCTGAACAAAGTATTCAACTGTTGGAACCTTCTGAATAAGAAGTTTGAAATTGTTCTTATTGAGTATAGACTTGTTTATATCAACCATTTAACTTGATTATCCTTTTATAAGAAGAGGTATCGAAGTAATCATCACCTCGATACTCTCTCGTAGACGTTTTTTCACAAAGATAACCATCTTGTTCATACTTGGTAATAGTGGTTCTACTAATTACATTAGTTGTTTCTTTCCCATTAGGAAAAGTATTCCTTTCCCAAGGCCCTTCCATTACTCTTATTGTTTTTTCCATGATATCTCCGTGTACTACTATTTAGGTTATTTCTCTGTCACAAACTCATTTAACTGTCGTGCAGTTCTGATAACCTCTTCACCAGTAATTTCTCTTAGTGGTAAAGGTTTCTTATCATTAGGGAAGGTATCGTTGTGTGCGTAGATAGCATCAACTTCTCTTTGGAAGTTTCCTTCAATTATTCCTTGTGCTTGATTAAGTAAGTCGGCTCTGATTTCGAACCCTGATTTATTATTTGACATATTTTTCTCCTGTGTGTATGTGTCATGTACTGTATTGTACCTTGTATTTAGTGCGTAAAAAAGTGCTAAAACCAGTTGACAATGGGTTGCATTTTTTGGTATACTAGCAGTATGGAAAAACAAACAATAATCTTTGACGTTGATGGAACTATCGCAGATTGCGAACATAGAAGACATCACGTTTCTCAAAGACCTTCAGACTGGACTGCATTCAAAGCTGCAACAGTTTTTGATACTCCCGTTGAATGGGTTTGTGAGATTGCGAAAAGACATATTGCAAGAGGTGATGATGTTGCATTCTTCTCTGCGAGAAATGAATCTCAAAGAGGTGTCACTGAAACTCAAATTTCTGAGTGGATTGGTGACGGTCATAAAGGACTTTTCCTTAGACCCGATGGTGATTTCAGACCCGATGAAGAGTTTAAATCCGACCTTGCAGATAAATTCGAAGAGTTCGGTGGAAAAATCGACATTGTCTTTGACGATAGAAACAAAGTTGTTGATATGTGGAGAGCGAGAGGAACCACTTGTGTTCAAGTCGCTGATGGAGATTTTTAGAGTCACGTTAGGAGAAGTCGAGGTGTCGTGCCCTTGCCTGAAAAATGGAGTCAAAAACAAATCACGATTGTGAGATAACAGACCCTAACTAGAGACCCCAATTAACCTACTGAAGAGTTAGAAGTGATTGGGGTTTCGCTTATTTGAAACAAAAAAAAGGCC